CTGTTTCATGATTATTCCTCTTATTTTTTTCTTCTATTTCTCTAGCTACTTTCCACATATCAACAATAATTCGTTGTTCTTTTACTAGATTTTTTCCATCTTCTACTGTTGGTTTCTTATAACAATAAAAAATTTTACAAATTAAAGGTCTGATTTCATATATTAAACATTTTTTTCCATCATAATACGGACATGTTAATCTATTTTCCATTACTAAAAGTTGTAATTGTGGATGTATATTATTTTTTGTAACATACTTCTGAATTTCATTAATTTCTGTCTGAGTAATTGGTAATAAATTTGTACAACATTCGCCACATTTACTACACCTACCACATATTGAATTATCTGTTATCTTTATATCTTGTTTTACTATATGTTCTAATATCTCTTTTTTAGTTGTTTTCACTAACATTTTCCCTCCCTAATCTATTTTTGGTATATGATTAGTATATCTAGTTTCAATTCCTTTTGTTGTTATTTCATATATTGCTACTTTTTTCCCTGTATAATCACATTTCTTTTTATCTATTACTCTAACTAATCCCATTTTCTCTAACTCAGTAAGTCTTGGAGCAGTATAATTTCGTTCTGTACTAGGGATTAACCCCAATTCAAATAATTCTACTGCTATTTCTTTTGCTGTTTTTTGACCAGTTATCAGCCTATCCAATATTTCTTCATATCTCTTTTTTCTTTTTGGTTCTATATCTTCAAAACTCATTTGCCTAGTTTCATACGTTATAGTATTCATTTATTATCCCTCTCTTCTTCTATTGTTTTCATCCATTTTTGCTTTTCTTTAGCTCTATTATAAATCGCTTTTTCAAATTCTTTTGGTACAATTATCGTTGTTGCTATTACAAAAGGCATTTCTAATTCATCAACTAATTCTATTTGACAATCTATGTAATTTTTATATTTTTGAAAAATGCTATTCATTTTTTTCTGGAGCATAGGGCTTTGCTTATGAAACCATCTATGATTTTCTATGCTCAATAATGCTCCATTTTCTGGTGTAGTTTTGCCACCTTTTGATTTTTCTAAAATGTGATGAAATGATAATTGTTTCATTTTTTGCATCTGTGATTTGCTAGTATATTTTCTAGGGGTAGTATCTACTCGTAAATGTAATTTTTCTATAAAACATTCTGCTCCATATTTTTCAATTAGTTTTTCCCTTGCGTTTTTATTACTCATTTCTATCCTCCCTTTATATTTGCATAAAATGAGCTAAAATCCTTATAATCTCTTTGTTCAAAATTTGCAGCATTAGTTTTTTTAGATTGGTTTTGATTAGAATATCCATTCCATGTTAGTATTTTTTGTTTCCAGTTTTTTACTTGATTTCCTTTACTATCAATCCAATTCCCTTCTGTAAAATAGTTATAAAATTGTTGTGCATTTACCTTTAATTGTTTTTCTGTAACATATTTTTGCACTTCTTCAAAAGTAGGTGGGAAAAATTTTTTCTCACTCTCTTTTATTTCTTTTTTATTCTTTTCTATTCTATTCTTATTAGGAGAGAGCCTTCGGCTAGTACTCGTCGACTCCTCGCCGAATAGTCGTCGAATTTCTTTATTTTCTTCATTAAATGCAGGTATTTTGCTATTTGTAGGTTTATCTATTTTTTGAAAATTATCCCAACTTAAAAGGCTATAATAGCTACTTCCGTCACAAGAGTAGAAAACTACGGACATATTTCGGCTTATCTCCGATAAGGCTACTTCTACGTCGGCACTTCTCATTCCTTCATTGTAAGGGAACAAACTAGACTTTAAATATGTGGGATTTGCTCTGCCTCTACCTTCATCATCTGCAAGAGAAAATAACCCTATAAAAACTATTTTGGCTAGATTAGACAGCTTTCCAAAATCTTCACTTTGCCATATATTAGGATCTATCATTCTTTTTCTTGCCATTTTATTTCTCCTTTTGTAGAATATTTTTATTTAAATTCTTCTATAAATTTTTCTTCTCCATATTTTTTTATAAAAATAGATTTTGCTTTTGTTTCTATTATTTTGCTAAATTCTTTATCATCTGTTATTTTCCTATGATGTTTTTCACATATTGGAATTACTAATCCCCACTTTATGCTTTTTTTCCTATTTCTTCCTCTAAAAATTTCGTGTAGCTCCTGTTTTTTATTTGAACAAAAATAGCATTTTTCTAAATCGTTTGTTATGATGCTAAATCTATTTTTTTCTAATTTTGCTAATTTGCTGCTTTTCTTTTTAATTACATTTTTCACACCATTTTTAGGTTCTTTATCCACATTTTTCACACCATTTTTTGGTACTGGATGGAAACTATTTGACAAATCAGTTATTATCATAATTCCTCCTTTCAGGGGCTTATGGCACTAATAAATTTATATTAGGGGGAATCCCATTTTTTTTATCCTTACTTGTGTTTTAAATCTTATTAGTGCCATTCCAAGTTTTTAATAAACTTTCTAATTTCTCTTTTGGCATTGTTTCGATATTATGTTGTTTTGCCTCTTGCACTATTGCATCTATTAATCTAGCCATTTCTTTAGTATCATAACTACTTGATCCATAATAACAATTAAGGCGTACACATTTATTTTTTCTTGAAGTTTCTTGCACCTGATATCCTAAGCCCTGTCGTTCCCATATATCTTTAAATTTATCAAAAGCAACTTCTTCTACAATAAAAGGTATGAAAACACCTACTTGTTTTATCGCATCCTTATAAACATCTTCTTTTGTCACTAAAATTCCATCTTTACTTAATTCCTGTGCGATTTTATCGCACATTACCCAACAATAGGAATTAGCATCCAAACTACGTTTTTTTCTTACTTCTTTTACCTCGTATTTTTTTGTATTATCCTGTTTAAATAAATACTGTATAATTTGTTCTATTGTTCCTATCATTAAAACCTCCTAAGATTGTTTGTCTGGTAAGTTTTTTATAGCCTCTAATATTTTTATATATTGTTCTTTTGTTAAATCAGATGTATTGTTTATTCCATAATTTTTTTGTAAATTTTCTACTACATTTAACCCTTTTCTAATCATTAACTCATATATTGATTTTGATTCTATTTCTGTAACTTTATTGGAAATTTTATTATCTTTTTTGTTTTTATCTTTTAATTTATTCAAACTATTTGCATCATCATCTTCTGTGGCTAAACCAAAAGCCATTAGTAAACTATATCTCCTAGCATATGTCAAAGCACTTCCTTGTTTTTGTGCTGGATTATCATTTCCGTATAAAGTTGCATCTACAACTCTACTTCCTCGTAAAGGTTCTCCTAATTTACAATAAGAATCTAAATATTCTCCATTTTCATCCATCTCTTGAAATAATCTTTGTGTCATTACATAATCATCATTTTCTATTCTTTCTATGTATTGATAATATTTCAAATGATTCTGTTCTAAATATTCATGAATTTGTGCAATGTCTACATATTGGTAACTATATTTACTCCCAGTTTTTGTTGGAATTTCTGCTGTTTGATTTTTTTTAATTGTTGTATCTGACATTTTATTTCCTCCTATTTAATTCTTAAACTTTCGCCTCTAGGTTCTAAATGTGCGAATGATAATTCTTGTCCTTTTTCTAATTCTTGTCTTATTTTTTCAGTATCATTTTCTATAATTGTTTTCGTATATTCCTTTGGGACTTCTCCATCTATTGTAAGTATTTGTTTCCCTCCATTTTTTGCTATATTAAAACTAAATAAATTTGTAGTAAATTTTGTTTTCCCTGTTTGTTTCATTGCATTAAATAGATTTTGTTTTAAAGTATTGACTCTATTCTCAAATACTTTTGCACTCTCTGTTAATCTTTTTGCTTCCTCTTTTCTAGCATTTTTTTTTGCTTCTAATTCTTTTATAATTTTGGCATATCCATCCGCCTTATCTTCTATTTCTCCTTCAATACTTTCTAATGTATCTAAAATCATTTGTTCATCTATTTCTTTATCATAAAGCATGTTTAGTACAGTTTCATAATTATTAGTTAATTCATATAAATTACTCATTTTTCTTATTCCTCCTTCTTAAACATTAATTCTAAATGTTCTAAATTCGTTTTTATCAATTCTATTTTTTCTAAACAATATTCTTTTTGTGGCTTACAGGTATTTAATTCATTTCGCATTATTCTTAAATTATCTTGAATAATATATATATGATTTTTTGCTTTATCTAATTTATACATATCCATATTCATTCTCCCTATTGCATATTTTTATTAAATATGTTAAAATATACAAAGAATGCATATTTATATGATTTTAAAGTATATTATTTATCTGATTTGCGGTCGTTGAATAATATGCTTTTTATTTTGTTTTGTAGATTTTCTATGCTATTGTATTGTTGTTTACTTAACTCAATTTTAATTGCTGATAATTTATTTCTTTGATTGTCAATTAAAATATCTCTATTTTTTATCATTGCTGTTTGATTAGCTATTTTTTTCTCTTTTTTGTTTATTTCTTTTTCTGCCATTAATATCCCCATTCCACAAATTATTCCTAATAAAACACCTATAATGTATTGCATTATTTTTTCCTCCTTTCTAATGTAATAATCCATATACTATATAAAATGTAAATCCGCCCATTACTAATAATGTTAATGTTGTGTTATATACTGCCTGTCCTAATTTACAGTAAAATTCTTTTTCTTTTTTACTCATATTTTTCACTCCTTTCTCATATGTGTACTTGGCTTAATATACTTTGCAAATTTTTTATTGTTGCTTTAAGTTCTGCATTTTCTTGTAAAAGCTCTTTCTCTAATTTGTCATCTTTTTGTCCACCAACTTTAATTTTGTAATATCCACCGTCTGTTATAAAATAGTCCACTTTTCCTTCGGATATTAATTTCTTTACTTGATCATGATGCATACAATATCGTCTTGAATATTCATTTAAGCTAATCCATTCCTCTTTCATCTTATCGCCTCCTATTCTCTTTTTTCATTATCTGAAAGTTCATCTTTAAAAAAAATTTTTTCTACTTTACTTTTCAAAAACTTTGATATTTCCAAAGCTTCATTTACTGAAAACTTCACATCTCCATTTTCTTTTTTGAAATAATTACAAGGAGATTTATTAATAACCTGTGCCATATCTTCTATTGTATAGCCTTTTTGCTCTCTAATTTCTTTTAGTTTTTCATACATTTTTTTACCTCCTTTCAGTTTCTGAAGATATAATATTTCATTTTCTGAAATTTGTCAATACTTTTTTCTAAAATTTTTAATATTTTTTTCATTTACTGAAAAATATTTGATTTTTTCATAAAATGAAAGTATAATGTTTATAGAAAGGTTGGTATAATTATGGTTTTTGGAGAAAGAATTAAACAATTAAGAACTGAACGACAATGGACACAGGAGTATGTCTGCGAAAAATTAAATATTTCATCTGGAGCATTATCTAGATATGAAACGAGTATGTATGAACCAAAATCGTTAGAATTAGTAAAAGATTTTGCTGATTTATACAATGTATCAACCGATTACCTTTTAGGCAAATCCGATATACGCAATCCAGATGAGTTAAAGAAAATTCCTTTTGCTAATCATGGTGGACTTGACACGAAAGGACTTGATGAAGAAGATATGATAGAATTGCAAAGGCAAATTGATTATATAAAGAAAATGAAAGAAAAAAGGAAGAAATAAAAATGATTGTTTTAAAATATATTATTACATTTGTACTAGGAATAATATCAGCATCATTTATTGTAATTATACTAACTGTATTAAGATGTGGCATCCCATTCTGTAAAGCTATTATAAAAGAACCAGATGTTTTAGAAGACAAAAAACAATCTTCAAAAAAACTAACAAGAAAATACTATTTATCACTGTTAATTGACTTCATTATTGTTACAATATTGTCTTTATTGGTTTATTTTCCCATGAAAGAAACTTTTATTTTTTATTTGATTTTGATAGGCTTCTATACACTAATTTCTTTTAGCAAAACAGGAATGACAACAGAAAATTTATTAGAAGTCAACAACTCTTTAAGTTGTAATATAGACTTAAATAATAGCATTGATAATATTAATGATTTGTCAAAATATACTCAGTTACTAGACCTGTTAAGTAAAAATTTAGGAGTTAATACTTTAGATGATATTATTATAACAACTTATACTTTTTATAATGACAATGGATATAATATACCATCTAATTTAATAGATATTGAAAATTTATCGATTGATGAAAAACGTTTAAATTTATTGCAAATACTTGAAATAGCCTTAAACACAAAAGGTATTGATAATATATTATCACAATTAGAAAAATTTTATTCTGAAATAAATAACGAGGTAAACGATGAATCTGCAAAACTTTGAAGAACTTGCTGAACGTGAAAAAATAGATATATTTCACGACAATATAATGAAAGAAAAAGCAAAAATAATTAAATACGATGGGACTTCTATTTTTTTAAATTATTCAAAAATACATTCTTATACAGAAGAAAAGTGCGTATTGGCTGAAGAACTCGGTCATTATTATCATGATAGTTATTACACCCTTTCTTCTTCTCAAATTGATATTGACAGAGCTGAATATAAAACACTTAAATGGAAAAGCTTAATGTGTGTACCCCTAAAGTCGATTTTAAACTGTTTTTATAAACGGGATATATAATTTATCAGATATTGCAGAAGAATTGCAAGTAGAACCAAACATGGTAGAATTTGCTTATAAATATTACAAAGATAATGGAATGTTATACACAAATGAAAAAATGCTAAAAGATAGCATTTATTTTTAAAATATCAAAGCGAACGGAGGTTCTGTATGGCAAAAAAAACTAATTTTGCAGCAAATGGAAAAGAATATTATAGAATTACAAGAACAATAGGGCATAAAGCTGATGGTACACCAATAAGAAAACAATTCTATGGCAAAGGTATAAAGGAGGCTAACGAAAAAGCTGATGCATATATAAATGATTTAAAAAATGGTTTAGTTGATAGCAACTATACAATAAACACTCTATTGCCTAAATGGTTATTTAATGTTAAGAAAAATGAAATTAAAGCATCTTCTTTTGAAAGCTACTATGGAACATATAAAAACTTCATAGAAAATGAAATTATTAGTAATATACCAATAAAAGAAATTAAAGCATTAAAATTACAAGAATTATACAATAAGTTATCCATAAATCAAGGTAAAAAAGTGTATAAATTATTAAATCAATTCTTTAAATATGCAGAAAGTCAAAATTACTTATTCAAAAACCCTAACATTTCTATAACTCTAAAAAAATCTAAAAAAGAAATACAAACGATCATTACAGAAAAGAAAACTAAATTTCAATATTTTACTAAAGAGGAAATCCCAGAATTATTAGAAATTTTTAAGTCTACTCGCTATTACAATATAGTTAGATTTGCATTAGGTACAGGTATGCGTAGGGGCGAAATATTAGGATTACAATGGGAAGATATAGACTTTAATGCTAAAGAAATATCTGTAAGGCATAACTTAAGTTATATGTCTGATATTACAGAAGATGGAGAAAAAAGTTACACAACGGTACTACAAACCCCTAAAAGTCAAAATGCAGTTAGGATTATTCCAATGTCTGATGTTATCTATAATTTATTAAAAGAACTACCACATAATTGTGAATATGTTTTTTCAACTGAAAAGAATAAACACTTTGATGTAAAATGGTTTGAAAAAGCTTGGAAAAACAATGTTAAGGGAACTAAATTTGAAAATAAAAGATTTCATGATTTAAGACACACTTTCGCTACATTGCTTTTAACAAACGGTGCTGACTTGATTGCTGTTAAAGAATTATTAGGACACAGTAGCGTTACAATTACAGAAATGTATTTGGATGCTTTGCCAAAAACAAAGCAAGATATAGTTAATAAAATTGATTTTATCTAAAACTAAGGTGTTAAAAAAGTATTAAATATCAAAATAGCAAGGTGCTACAATTTCTTGTAACCCTTGCTATTACTATAAATTTTACTCAACTATTTCTGCTACAACTCCAGAACCTACTGTTTAAAAATATCAAGCATACTTAAATCTGTAAAAATACATCTATCCCTAAAATACTTATATTTTAGTTTTTTTAGATACATCTAATTAAAAGTAATTAAAAACTAAAGTGTTAAAAAGTTGTTAAAATTTTTGTAAATATTTTACATATTATTTAGTTTGGTAATATTATTGTTGAACTTCTTTGCCCTTCATCTAATATTATTATTTTTTCCATACATTACTACCTACCTTTTTTTACTTACTAAAAGTATATTAATATTTTTAGTCGAATTATTAATATTTTTGTAAAATTTTATATTGATTATTTTTTTAATATTTGATATAGTATAAGAAATCATTTTTAATATAAATCTTTCACTCTAGCAACTTGGTTATATTAAGTAGCGTTTATTGTTACTTAATAGCAACTAAACGTTACTATCATGCAACTAAGTTAAAGCTTATTTGCATCATGAAAAGGGGGGTGGAAGATGATGGAGATTTTGTTGACAATTATGGGATTAACTTTTGCTTTTGGATATTTATTAGAAAAAGCAACAAATTTTATAAAGCAATTAAAATCTTCCGGTTCAGCAAGATTAAGCAAGGGGTTTAAAGCTGAATTATTTGTTGTTCCAATAGATAAAAAAAGTGAAGTTTGTGCCCACACACAAACCCCATCAAAAAATGATTATGATTAAAATTTATTTTAATCAATAAGGAACTTCGGTTCCTTATTTTTATTTTGTTCATCTGTTATTTTTATATACTATTTCTTGTGTAATTACAATACTTTTTTGTAAATTTAATATAATTGTAATATTATTGTAACATAATTGTAACATTTTTCACATTAAAAGTCAAATTTAAAACAAGTTTAAATTATTTGCTATAATTAAAACATACGCTAGTTCTATGATTTAATTATAGCTATTTGGTTTGTAAAAAATATATTTATAGGATAATACCTTATGAAACAGCAATCATTTTTTATATATTAATCTTAACTAGCATTGATTAATAACTATTTTGTTATTGTTTTAGCTTTTGCTAAACAAGCAGGACCAAAGCATCCATCTTGAACTAATCCATATTGCTTTTGATATATTATTATTGCTTTTTTTGTATCAGGTCCTAAATATCCATCTATATCTAATTTTGTATTTGATGCCCAATTTAATAATTTTTGTAAATTTTTTACCTGTATTCCTTTATCTACTATATATCCTGGATAATAAAAATATCCTCTATCTGGTAGTTTTGGATACACACCTTCATAATGTTTTTTAGTATCTGGTTTTACATCAAATGCTCCTCCTATATTTTTATATAGATGATTTGCGTCAAATCGTTTTCCATTTATTTTTGCATTATTAGTATATTGCCATATTGAATATGGTTTATTATACTGACATTTTGAATACCATTGAGCTACCCATTTATCAAATCTATCTAGTTTAGAGCTATTTAATTTTTTAGTTAACCAATTCAAATCTGCATAAATTCCTGTATAATATCCTGCTTTTTCCATATTAGAACAAAATATATTACACATTTCAATTAATGTTTCATTTGAAGGCATGCCATTTTTCTTTTTATATCCGTCAGCGTCTTCCATGTCAAACCATATACCTAATTTAAAATTTTTTCCTGTCTTTTTTAATAGTCTTAATGCATGATTTATTTCACTATATATAGAGTCTAATTTTAATGCATAAGAGTAAAAATATACTCCATAAGGAATGCCTAATTCTTCACATTTTTTTACGTTATTGATATATTGTCCATCATCCTGTCTTTCAGTATCCATTCCCCATCCGCATCTAATAAGTCCAAATTCATATCCATTATTTCTTAATGCTTGCCAATCTACATTTCCATTGTGGTCACTTACATCTACACCTTTTTTATCCATCTTTTTCGCCACCTTTGTCTAATAGGTTTATAATTAAATTCATAACAGCACTTATTCCTGCAGATATAGCTCCTATTAACAAAGATGTTAATACAGCACCATCCGTTAAATCACTTCCATTTACAGCAGGTAATGTAACAACTAAAGCTCCTAGAAAACCTTGTATGAATGTTTTTCCTGCTCTAATTAAAATATCTTTCATAAATTATTACCTCCATTTATTTTTGCATCATCTTCTAACAAAGAAACCCTATTTTCAATTTTATACATCCTCTCTACTAAATTATTGTGTTTATCAACCTTTTTCTCTAATTGGTCAATCCTGTAAATTGTTAAATTTTTTGTTTCTTCAGCTTTTTTATTATTGGATATATTAGATAAAATTGTAGTTAGAACACTAGGTACAGCTACACAAAGCCCACTTATTAGGGCTGTTATGACTTCTATTTTCACAATAATTTCCTCCTACTCTGTTTCCTCTGCAGAAACTTCTACTTCGTTTTGTGTCGTATTAAGTAACTCTTCTAAATATGTTGCTAATTCTTCATAATCATTATCTGTTAATTTGCCATCATCACTTAATTGCTCAACTAACATTAATGCATACCCTGCTGAATATTCTCCATTTTGAACTAAATTCATAATTGATATTTTTTTTCTATTTGATTTCTTTTCTAATATAGTCATTTTTTACACCTCACTTTCTAATATTTCTATTCTTCTAATTAATGAGTTTAAATCTAATAATGATTTTGCATCTACTATAGGATCTAAATTAGTTTCAGTAGTGATAGTCCATATATTAGTTGTTCCAGAATATGATGTTGCTTTCTCTATTGCCTCTAATTGAATTATTAATGGGATGCTTGTTATTTCAATATCAACTGGCGTTACTAATGGTTGCAATACTATTAAATTATGCGCATTTAACCATTCTTTCCATTGTTCTAATGTTGTTTCTCCGGGCTCACTAAAGTTAAATCCTAATTGAACATTAGCATTATTGAACCATGTCCCTATGTCTGTAGTAACTCCAACTGTTTTAATTAAATAATTGCATAGACTATATGAATTATTTTTATATTTATCTGTATTAATAATAAATCTATCTGCATTTGCAACACTTTGTGATTTTACCCAACCTGATTCCGTTCCATCATATACTTCAATATCATTTTCTTTATGTATATACCATTTGTCTGTTTCCAGTTCTGGATTATAGTATTTACTTCCTGCTTTATTTTTGAAAATATAATCTTGAAAAGTTCCTATTTTACATAATTCAATATTTCCTAAATCTAATGGATATTTTTCTCCTTCATTATCAACATAATTATTAATACTCTCCCATGAAAGCATTATATTATTCAATGTGTATTTCGGATAGGCTGATACTGTTCTAATAAATACCCATCCATCAAATTCTGCTGTTAGACTTTTTTGAACTCCTGATGTAGCAGATACCTTCTGTCTATGTTTATAGTATTCTACATCATCAGCATGTTCTGGATTTTGATTTTTCTTATCTGTGATAAATACTTGTATTCTATCATCCTGCGTATAAGTATAATTTGCCTTAAAATATATTGTTTGTCCTTTATTAATTGGAACTGGGAATCCAGCATTAATTATTCTAGTAGATGCCGTAGTAGATGTTATTTTTAATAAATTTTTGTTACTAATAAAAATATTATTTTCTCCTGTAACCACTTTTATTTCTTGAGGATAATCTGAATTAGGGCTTGCTTTTTCGCCTACATAAGGTTCGTATGAAAAATTACTTGGTGTTACTGTTGTATCTGCTAATAATGATATCCTAAATGTTACGGATGCTTTTTTGCCTTGTGGCACAAATAAATATGTTCTTAATCCGACTGTTGTTGATGTAAAATCTGCTTTAGATGTAACTGTTGCTGTTTTAATATCTCCTGCTGATAATGATGTAATATTATATTTATCATCAGTAGCAAATTGGGCTCCTACAGCATCATCACTTGATACTACCGCTAAAATTCCTCCATCTCCTGAAACTTTTTCAATTTCTGCAACTGCTAAATAGTTTGTGTTTTCATTTACATCTAAATTGTTTGTATAATAACTTAAATATTTATCAGTACTTCCAGAAGAATTGTCGTATGTAATTGTAATAAAATCCTCGTCATCTACTGTTACTCCTGTTCCTGAACTTCTTACATCATCAACATTATATAAATTTGCCCCAGAATAATTTTCTTGAGTAGTATTACCTTTTAAATTTTTTATTATACAAGGTACTTTGATAGTATTCTCTAAAGCTATATAATTTCCATTTCCATCTACTGTAGGCATTTGATTTATTATGTTTTGTAACGCTTCAGTTTCTTCTTTTATTGGATTTACTTCATCATATACCGCTTTTGCACTTGGATATTCAGTAGTAGTAGATGATTCATTAATTGTTTGTGTTTTATTGTCGCTATCTTCAAAATCGCTATCATTTGTTAAATCACTTATCTTTGTTGGAACTGTAATATCTACTGTTTTGTTTGAAATTGTTTGTGATGTACCATTGACTTTTATCGCTTCTAAAACATTCACTTGTGCACCAGAAGCAATACCTGATAATTTTTCTTTTTCCGCTTGTGTTGTAAATTTATTCGTATGATTTGTGTCATCCACTAAATCACTTGATAATTTATTATTAGATGTAATTTCTTGCTGTAATCCACTTATTATTGATGAAATATCAACTGTTAAGGTTTGTCCGTTTTGTAATGTTAATGTTAATACTCCATTACTATAACTAGCATTGACTACCATGCTTTCAATCGGTAAATCTATTGTTCCTTCACTTAATACTTCATTATTTTTGTTTAGTAATTGTAAAGTCATAACATAATTGCTATTTATACTTAAAGCTATTTTATTTCCACTATTGCTTTCTAATACTACTATCCTACTTGTATTACTTGATATATTTGTATTTTGAGTTGTTTGCTCTGTTTTTATATCACTTATATCTTGTGTATTTTCAGCTACAGCTATTTGAATTTCTTCTACATGTTCATCAAAAGCAGTTGTTTTACTTGTAGCGTTTTCATCAAAAGCAGTTGTTTTATTAATTGCATTTGTATTAAAATCATTCGTCTTACTTGTTGCATTTTGATTAAACGACTCTTGACTTGTATTTATTCCTGCAATTGCAACATCAACCGCTTCCATTTGTGTAGTAAATGTTTCCTCTCTTATTCCTTCAGCAGTTTCTCTTGATGTTTCATTGCTTTGTCTCGTTGTTTCTGCCTCTGCTCTTGAACTTTCTGCAGTTCCTCTTGATGTTTCATTAGCCACTCTTGATGCTTCATTACTTTGTCTTGTTGCTTCATTACTTTGTCTTGTTGCTTCATTACTTTGTCTTGTCTGTTCTTGTGGCAAAATTACTGCATTTACACTATTAGTTATAGTTGATATCAGTTCTTGTTTTTCTGCTTCTGTATAATAGTCTATTCCTTTTTGTGGTTTAATAATTGGTATAACCAAATTACCTAAATTAATTTCTCTAGTCATTTTTTCCCTCCTATTCATTTGATTTAAACGTAACCTCATTGGTTAAGGTTAGTTGTCCTATTGCTAATGTTTTTGTTAGATCTGTACTTTTTATACAGATATCAAAAACATAAGAGCCATAATTTAGTGTTGCAGTATCATCTGGTGTCAAAACTAATTTGTATCCATCTTCATCTAGTTCAATATCATCATTTGTAAATTTCTTTTGAAAAAGAACTTCTGAAGTATTAAAATTTTTCTTTACTGTAAAATACATTTCATCTGTTGATGTAGGTTCTATTAAGTTTCCATTTTCATCTACTAAATTAAATTTGAGAGGGCATGTATCCCCTCTTGTAAATTCAATATCTATTTCTTTAGGTTCCATTATTACCTCCTAATTCATTTATTTTATCAACTAAATAATCTAAATAATCATATATATTTGTATTATCTAAGTCATATCTGTTAATTAATTCTTGCAATGTTCGTGGTGGTTGTCGTTCCTGTATATCTAATTTTTTTGGTCTTTTAGGTTTTTCTATCATATTTCCTCCTATAAGAATAGAGAGGATTGCTCCTCTCTATTTGTAATTTACTTTATCATCATTTACAACAAAATTTAGTTTTAATTGTTTATATACCTCTAGTCTTTCTGCTTTTGTTAAATATGTTTTATTTATATAATCTGATAACGCTTTTCTCTCTGTGTTCGATAAAGAATATTGTTTTCCCGCAATTAACAACCTATTGCCATCTCCTGTTATATTGTTATTTAAATAATCTATCACTTTTTCTTTTCCGCTTCCGCATTACAGTTTTCCCATTCTTTTTATCTGCTGTAAACTTTCCGTTACTTTGTGCTATCTTATAGTCCATATATTCATCTATATCTATACCACTTTTCTTTAATGTTGAATAATAAGCATCATTTGTTATTGTCTTTTCATACAAATTGGCTTTATCTTCTTTGGAATAACCACTATCCCTTAATAATTGAATTTTATCTTTATCACTCAAATCTTTTCCTTCTTCTAGTTCTCCACTTGATATCTTTTTTTGTCTTAAATCACTTACGGATTGTTTGTATGAACTATATATAGATACCGATGTATCTTTCAATTTTTCCTTTTCTTTTTCTGTCAACTTTGTCCATGTTCCATCTTTTTTATAAAATTCTTTCCCTCCAATTGTTGCACCATTTCCTGAAATTTCTACTTTGTCTATATTTTCTAAACTTTCTTTTGCTAATCCGTTTATTTGTTTTTGTATTTCTTTTAATTCTTTCTTTTTTTCATCATCACTTTTTTCTGATGCTTGTATTTCTCTCTTTTGTTTATATAAATTACTTATTTCTTGTTGAACACTTGAAATATATTTGTATTTTAATTTATCTTCATCCGTTGCTTTTACACTATTATTCTTAATATTTAATTCATCAACTTTAGTAAAGAAGTCTGATGGATATTGACTCTTCATTATAGGATCTGTTGTAAATTTGTCCTCTATAACATTATTTTCTGCTTGAGGTGTTCCCAAAGGCAATAACACATCTCCTATTCCTCCTAAATATTGATCTAATAAATAGTTTATCTTTATAGGACTTACCTTTAATTTTTCTCCTAACCATTTGCTTAACTTGTCTGTTGTTTCATCTGATTGCTCTTCTACAGGTACATCTTGTAGTCTTTGTGGTACTAGATTTTCTCCATACCATGTCTTATTATTTGCTACTTGGAATATAGGACTTAATATATTATTCTCTATAGGATTGTTAGGTGCAAGATTATTTAGTCCAAATTGTATATCTTCTTTTAAGTCGTTCCATACTGTACTTGCAACATTGTTCGAATTTATCTTTCCGTCTCTTACAAAGTCGTTTACATTAGATACTATTTTTTGAATTGTTGCTGTCATTCTTCCTTTGGGTATTCTTAAAAAATTCCCATTAGGAAGTTTTGCTATTACATAGTAATTGTCTTTAACATAATCTTGCAATTGTTCATAATCATCATCATCATTCCAAAATAAATTATTTAATAATAATGTTGGTAGTCCTGCTATTGCATATTTTATCGCTAATACTGTCCATCCTTTCAAACCTTTGGCATTAGCTTCTTGGATATTTCTTACCTGTTGTTGGAATCCTTGTACTGAAGCATTTAAGAAAGTGAATCCATTTCTATTAAGCGACTTTGTTATATCTCCACCTGCTTTAAAGTTTGTAGTTACTCTTGAAGCATCTAACATTGATGTTTCTATACTTGCTCCATTTTCCCTGCTTACAATATATTCTGCAAGTCTTGGAGCTATTTCTATTGCATTATTTACTTGGCTTATTTTTTCAAGTGGAAATGTTAATATGTTTTTTGCTTTTGCTAATCTTGATTTCTTAATATTCTCGAAATCTCCTTCTGTGAAATATGAATTTTGCTCTCCTCCATTTTGTAAATACTCATTATACCAATAACCTTTTTTCAGTATTTGAGCATAAGCTTCTGGAAACTTTGCATAAGTTTTTCCTGCATGTTGAGAATTTATCAAAACATCTTGAGCATCTTTTATAGCATTTGTTATAGAGAAAACAGGATTATATTCAGTTAATACTCCTCTTCTAAAATTACTTATTGTTTTACCTGCCTTAGCAATTTTTGTGTTATCTAGTTTGTTTAATATCTCGCTCTTTGGCTTCAATGCATCATACATATCTTGGCTTATATCATACGTTATTTTCTTACCATCTTCAAATACTGTGAATGTAGGATTTTCTCCTTTTTTACTTGGTTGTAATAATTCATTATTTTGTTCTTCATTTGTCATAGTGTCTACTATATCGTCTATATCTGCAATTGTTTTGCTTTCATTTAATTGGTTCATTTGTTGCAATGTATTCATTAATTCTAAGCCAAAATTATTTCTTGCACTTGCTCTATATGTTTGTAATGTTTGATTTGCCATTGTTTGGAATAATGGATTTATGTCTTGATTTCCACCTTTTGCTTTCTTTATAGGAGAATTTATCCCTGTTCTTCCTGTATCTAACGGAACATCTATACTATTTCCTTTTCTAGTTGCTCTCTGTATTGGTACATAATGAGGGTATCTTTCTTTAAAGAAATCAGAAGTCTCTTGTGATATTACCCCTCTATCTACTAGCTCTTGTTTATTTGCTTCTAAGTATTTATATACATCATTAGCATATTCTTTAAATTCAGGATGTTGTTCTTCTATTTTTGCTATTTCTGCTCTTGAATCATCTGCTGTAACACTTTCTCCAAATACTGGTTTATTATCAATACCAAATCTTTCATTTAATGTCATTCTGTCTACATTAAGTTGATGATACATATATTCATTAAATGCTTGTGTATTCTCTCCAACTTCATCAATTATACTTGTTAATGCTTTTGCTTGTAAAGTTTTCTTTCCGTTTGAATATACATATCTATCATTTCCAATAGCATATTGTCCTCTTGCCCCAGATGTTAAAGTATAATCATATTTTCCTTGCAACTCTCTATTTTTAGTTTTTTGAGATATCTTTTCAAATACTGCACCCTTATCAATAAAATTAGCTTTTAGTATTGCCCATGTCCTTTGTTCTGGTTTAGTTCGCTTTGATGGTTCTGACAATATTTTTGCTATTTTTTCAGATGTATCTGAGTTTCCTCTTATTTCACTATTAGTTTTTAATACTTCATTATCAAAATTAACTCTTGTTTGCTGTGTATTCTTCATTGGTGCTTTTACTTCTTGGTTTTGTTGTGTTTTCTGTATATTTTCTTGGGTATCTTGCATAATATTATTGGTAATAGTATTTTCTTTGACAGTTTTATTGTTTTGTGGTATACTATTATTAATAGAAGAAGCTTCAACTATGTCGTTTTGGACGTTTATTTCAGAGGAATTATTTTGTAATTCATTTGAATGCATAGAATTAGCTTCTTTTAATTTATGGTTTATTATAAATTCATTCCATTCTTTTGCTTGACTATCAAAAACAAAATATGATTTAGGATATAACTGTTTATTCTTTTTAGCTACTTCAACAGCTACTGAATAACCATTTATTTTTTTTGCAAAGTAAAATGTTGGATTTCCGTCCGTTGCATTATCGCTTAATCCTAAATAATCTGGGTTCCCTAACACATCTGCAATTTTTGAGAAATTCTCAGGAGTTACATCAATTTGTCCGGGTTTCGTTTCGTTTCCATGTTCTTTAAATGTATGCTCTATATTATTTTCTTTTACAATAAAATTATTATCATTTAAATCATATCCAACATTAAAGTTTTTAGACATCTTTAATAAACTGTTTAACTTACTTGAAATACTATCTGAAATTCTTCCTAAAAACATAGTTTTTTCTTTTCCTCTTGGATTATGTTGTTTAGCTGATTTACTCATAGAATCATAATGTTCATTTATAAAATCTTTTAAATTTCCGTTATAACCATCTATTAAGTTATTATTAGACTTAGTGTATAACTGAATATCATTTTCATTATATGGCTTTATTCCATTTTTGTTTTGTTCTTTCAAATATTTATTAAATTGTCCAATATTCTGTTTTGATATGTTTTTATTTAATTCATTATCTATTCCCTGTATTTTTTGTTCTTTTGCTGTTTCATATATTGTATTAATCCAATCATCACTCGTAAATTTTTCAAATCCTTTATGCTGTTTAGTTCTATTATCATATTGAGTTATGTTTTTATTTGGCTGTAAATCGAACCAACTTCCATATGCAATATTATCTATATCTGCTTTTGACAAATCAGATGCTTGTATTCCTATTTGTTTTGCAACTTGTTTCCATTGTCCTACTGTTCTTTTTCCGTTTCTGTTGGCTACAATCATATCTAATGCATTATTTACTACTTCGTTATTGTATTCTATTCCGTTTATATTATATTCTCTTTGATATTTGGCATAAGTTTTCTTTCTCTCTTGGCTTTCTGTAAATCTCTCACTTTTATAGGTTTCGTTCAATTGATTTTTCGCTTCTATTTTTAAATCTTCGTTTACTTGATTTAACGCTTGTTCACTTGGAGCTGTTTCTATAAAATGTTGCATTTCATTATACATTTCTTCAGGGAAATATTGTTTTAATTTTGATAAATTATTTTGTGTGTTATCCTTTAACTGTTGTATTTTTTGTTCTTGTTCATTAATTTTTGCTTGATTTTGATTCTCAATTTGAGATATTCCGTTTGATTCTGTTTTTGCTTCTTGTTCAAGTATTTTGTTGTCTGAAATCTGATTTGTTCCAGTTTGCTCTTGATTTATATTTTTATTAAATTGATTTTGTTGTAAAGTTTGTTGTTTTGCAATATTATAATCTTGTTTATAACCTCCAAATGCATTCAATATGTTTGTTGAAACCCCTGTTTGAAGAAAAGTATTCAAAAACTCATTCCAATCCCATATTTTCTTTTCTGGATCTGTTGTTCCTTTATCTATTATATTATTTAATACATTTGATAATTGTTCTTCTGTTATCTCTCCTCCTGTATTATAAATTTGTTTTAATAAAAATTTTCCAAATGTTGATTTTGCTTTGTTTTTTATCAGATCTTCTGCTATATCATCAAGACTTCCTTTTCCAAATATTTTAGCACCACCAGATATTTTTTCTGTGAACGTCTCTATTAGCATTTTTGCATCACCAATTTTTACTGCTGTCTCTATATCTTCTCCTTTATTAAGTGCTTCTTGCGTAGCTTGCCCTTTAACACTTAATCCCATAACAGCCAACCCTGCGTTTGGATTTTTTGTAACAGCAGTTGTAGCAATTGATGGTAACATACCTCCTATTGATTGTCCTGTATTTCCTACAAATCTAACAAGGTCATTATACTTACTACCTTCTTCTTCTAAATCTTGACTCATTTTTTCGATTGGCTCTGAAATTTTTTGATTCATTTTTAATACTTCTTTATATGAGTTTTCTGGTAAAATTTTACTTGTAAGTTGTATGCCATTATTTAGAAGTCTTTTAATTGACGTATTTTCTATTGCTTCAGCATTAGTATCTAATGCTATCCCCGTTATTTTTTCTAAAAATGTTTTATCGTTATCTGTAAAACTTTCTTTGATTCGATTTATAGTATTTGTTGTAGTCTTGAACTGAGAAAATCCATATGGCATTAGTCCATTGTTATAATTAATTAATGTACTTACTAGATCTTTTGAAATATCCCCTAACTTTTTTTCTTGCCCTTTTTTTAATTGATTTGCCGTTTCTGTAGTAACAGATTGTGCCATTCCACCTAAACCACCTAACAAACCTACTCCAGTTTTTCTTGTAACATAACTATTACTATCTCTCCAAAATGAGCCATAATCTTTAATTTGATCCCACAATGATATATTATTATTTTTTTTAAACGCTTTTTTTTGCTCTTTATTATCCATTGCATCTAATATATTTTTATAATTCGTAGTATGTTTATTAGTATCATAAGCCCCATTTTTAGCAACATATTCATTAAATTTTTGATTTGCTTCTCTTTGCAATCTTTGACTTTCTTCTAACCCCTTATTGTATCGTTCTTCTTGTTCTTCTAAAACTCTCTTTCTTTCTTGTTCACTTAAACTTGATAATTTTACTATTCTCATTAGCCTTCAACTCCTGCATACCCATAATAATTTAATAATTTATCGACAGATTTGAATGTCTCTCCTGTTATTCCATCTTTTACTGGTTTTTCTATATTTGGTCCTTGTAAAAAGTACATATTTGCCAATACTTCTTTTGCAGAATACTCACTTCCATCTTTCTTTTTAGGAACTGAATTATAAGACTTTGTTTTATCATCATCAATATTTATACTGCTAGTAGAACTTGATGATGATTGTTTATAACTTGAACTACTAGCTTTAGCTTTTTTTGACAATTCATATTCCTTTTGCCATTGGCTATCGCTAACTTTATCTCTACTCTTTTGATAGTCAAATGTAGTTTGCCATTGTTTGTCTGAAACCTGATCTCGTGATTTTTGATAATCATAAGTTTTTTGCCATTGTGAATCACTAACTTTATCCCTGTTTTTCTGATAATCAAATTCAGTTTGCCAATTAGATTGAGCAAGTGCATCTTGTGATTTTTGATATAAAAATTGTTCTCTATTATTCCTTAAATCATATTCTTCACTTAATAACTGCATTTTTTGTTTATATAACTCTAATGCATTTTGCGCTAATGTTATATCCCCACTTTGTCTTGCTTGTTGTATTTGAAAATCTACATCATTTTTTAATGTCCTTGCATTATTAAGTGTAGAAGTTATATTATTTTGATATGTATTATAAAGTCTTGACATTGTTGATTCTGCGTATCCGCTATTTGCAAGCCCTTGACCTGCTAGGCTTTCTGCCTGCTGTCCAAATGGATTAACAGCCTTTCTATAATCTTGATACAACGCTTTGTTTTGTTGAATTGTTTCCTTATCTATATTTTCTTTTTGTCTTGCTAAATTATCTACCTGCATTTGAGTTTGTTTATTAATTATATCGTTCTGTTGTTGCATAGACTTGTCTAGCATTTCCTGTTGTTGCGAAGTTAGTCTATCAATATCTTCATATCCTGTAGCCATTTTTACCTCCTTTATATGTTTCACTATATTTTATATAGCTCTATGCCAAGTGTCGTTTATCTTTTCCCATACAACTGCCTTACACCACGTTCCATTAACTTTTATAAAACATTTTCCTCTGTGCCAACTATTATTTGTTTTTAGTCTCATTGTTCTTTGATCTCCTGTCAAAGTAATCGTTAATGTAGCATAGGCTAAATAATTATTAGCAGTTTTTATATAAACTCTTACTGTTAGAGAATTGCTTGATCCATATTGCTTATATATATTATCTAATTCTGCTTCTGTGAAAGTAAACGTATAACTTGAACCAGAGCAAACTCTATAGGCTGCTAAACTAGTCATTGCATCAGTTTTAAAAACTCCTATTTGTAATGCAGCACCACTTGGATTAGAATATGTAACTGCTAAGTTGGCTCCGTGATTGATATTCGGTGCTGATGTAATTCTAGCTATATCATATGTTTTTATAGTTTGTACTGATGAATAGCCTCTATATGTACCATTGCTTGCATTTGCTCTCGCATAATATGTAGTATTTGGGTTTAATCCAGAAAATGTACCACTAGCTCCTGTTATAGTACCGATTTTATTAGTACAACCTGAATCTGTGAATAAATCTATATATCGATCAACTATACTAGCACCACCAGTATTTGTAACTGACATAGATGCACTAATTGTATTCAATCCTCTTGTTACTGAACATGTTATTGTTGGAGTTACAACATTGTTATCAACAGTCCAATTCCAACTACCGCTTGATGTATAACTTCCACTATACGGATGCGCTGTTATATTTGCACTGAAACTACTTCCACCACTTATTGTAAATGAACCACTTGCCAATTTTTTATCTTTTATAAAATCTCCACTATAACTTAAATTTGTATCTTTTACTTTGCCACTAAATCCCCAGTTTCCAACCCACGTTTCGCCACTTGTTCCACCTTCACATCTAGCATATATATTCCAACTAATCGTTGCTGTATTTCCACTATATGAAGCTGTCCACTTTAATTCACACCACCACTTTTTGGAAGGTGCTGCTACTTTATTAGTAGTTACTGTTGCTGATTTTGCCATACTTCATCCTCCTTATTGTTTTTTAAAAATATTGGATGTAAATATCCCCATTAGAACCACCAGATGGAGCTGATGTTCCTGATGTAATACTTTTTTGTTTCTCATCTACTAAAAATTTTAAGCAATATCCTTGATATGACGACAAAGCTTCCCCTTCTACATAACTACTTCTATTAAGTTGATTTAAAATTTTACAATGTCCATAGTTTGTATCACTACTTACACCATAAGTAGCAGAATCGCTAGCATGATTGTTAGGAGCTTTATTTTCTAATAAACTGTTTGTTTCCGCTTTTGCGTAAACTTCATTTTTTGCATATACATTATTACTATTTGCTTTTCCTCCTAATGCGGTGTCTATTTCTGTTGTTAACGTTCCATTAATATATGTTTTTAAATCACTTCCAATTTTATCAAATAATGCTTTTAATGCAGACGCTGATTGTGTAGGCTTATCTGCTAGCCCTTGTATGTTGGTTACATCTCCATTGAATTTTGTTAAACTCATATATTTATTCCTCCTATCTCTTTACATATCCGCCTACAAAGGCTTCAATTATTGAACCATATATTCCAAATGGCTTATCTAATTCATCACTATAAAATTTAAGCTGTAATTCTACCCATTTTTTTTCTTTTATTTTATAAATAATATTTGAAGTTGTGTCTGTTGAAAATTCAAAGTTTGTGAAGTCTATATTTTCAAAATCAAATCCTCCACTCGCATATTCTTTTATAAATCTGTTCTCTGTTGTTTTATTTGTTCTTTCTGCTACTTTTATTTTTCCATTTGGTATTGTTTTTATTTTTGCTACTCCTCCACGTTTATTAGTAGTTTTATATTTATTCCCATAACCAAAATTATCCATTGGAGTGGTCCAATAACTTTCAATTATTTCTCCATTATCATTAGAGCCATCTACAACAAAAATAGAGCCATCTTCAGCTCCTATATATAAATTTCCTTTGTATTCTTTTAGAATTGTTGCGGATGTATTTTCAATTTCCCAATAATACCATTCATATTCATATCCATTTACACTTTGGTATAATTGCCTTATATCTCCTAAATATATATGAGAATTTACAAGTATTAATAGATATCCATTCCATTCTGTCATCATGGATAAATTAAAATTTTCTTCATTTACAAGCTTATTATCTACTAAACTTGATTTATGCGATAATAATTGCTGTGATGCTATATCATTACTTGATATTCCCTCTAATCCTGTTTTACTTAAAAATACTATATCATCTTTATAATTTATTGCATCAGAATAACACCCTGTGGAAACATTTCCCTGAAAATTAGGATATACTTTTCCTATAGTATCTGTTGTCGCTGTGTGATAAAATATTGTGTCTCTTTCCTGTGAAGGTTCTTTAAAAACCCACAAAATATTATTGCCTACTACTAACGCTTTTATTTCACTTTCGTCTGTTCCATCTTGATAATACGCTAAATCGCTTACATAATTAGGGGTATTTAATTGACTATGAAATACTGCATTGGGATAATCTGGATTTCCGCTAAAAAATAATCTTCTATCAAAGACTACCATTTTAGTACACTTTGATATTCTATCTATATAGCCTGTTATACTTTTACTAAATGTTATCATGACATTATCTGTTCCACTTAATGTTGGTGCTGATGGTGCAGTTGTAAATGTTATTTTTCCTGTTGAAGTATTTACTGTATAATCTGTGCTTGCTACTACTGTGTCATTTACCTTAACTTCTGCTACTGAATCTATATTAGTTGTATCTAAATAATATTCTGTTGATGTTCCATCTGCTATAAAAGAATTTCGTCTTGAAGGTTGCAATACATTTACGTCTTGGTATGGTTCTCCGCCTCCACTTGGCGAACGTGATATAGTTGTTGTTGGAATATATGGATTATCATCAGATACATTTTTTAAAGTTGTTCCATCATAAACTAAATAATTTGATCCATCTACTATATATAATTTTTCATTAAAAATAACAAATGAACTTTTTTCGTTATTCATATTTGATTTTAATGTCGTTATGTCTCCTGTTTGCTCTGGCGTACTTGGGAAATTATTCCATAGATATAAACTTGTACCTGCATGAACTAAAGCCTTATTGTTGTATATATATAAGCCATTAATTATTTCTCCGACCATTTCTCCGCTAACTTCTTTTTCAAAACTTGCTAATAGCCTATATCCCGGTCTTGTTTCTATACAACTTCCTTGTGTGTCTTTATAATTTTTCCACACATTTAAAGCATCTGGACTTCTTGAAAGTAAAACTAGAGAGGGGTCATTTGCAAAATCTACTCCTCTAAAATCGGAGTATGTTCTTCTTAATGGTGTACTTATCATTATATCACTCCCTCTTTAACTGTTATTGATATACTACTTCTTGCAGTATCCCATGTTTGCATTTTTCTTTGAAATTCTCTATAAAATGCCGTATAATCTGCACTTGGATCTGACTTTAAAATGTCATTTGCTACTAAATATGGAAGTATCAATTGAGCATCTTGGTCTATCTCTAAAGAAAAATCTTTGTCTGTTTCTTCTGTTATTATTGAAGGATAAACATAGTATTCTAATACATATTTGTAATTTGAAGCTCTGTTTATATATATCTTCTTGCCTAATGTGTAATAATCTGGAGCTACTTGGTTATTCTCTTCATCCATAGCAATTACTCTTTTTTGTTGATACATATTACTTGGCAAGGAATATTCTTCATATCCTGTTCCTTTTTCGCCTATTTCTTTTAATACTTTAGTTTTGATTATTTTCTTTTCTTGACTTAATTCTTGATAAGCAGGAGCATATACTAAGTTTAATCTTGCTCTTATATCTTCATCATCTGTCAAATATTGATTGTTTGGCGAAAACTCTTCAATTAAAGCTAGTGTTATTTTCTTATTTTCTTCTAAAGTCATCTATTCCACCTCTTTATATATTTCTTCTACTTGACTTATTTCTTCTTTTAAGTCTTTAAGTTTGTAAAACTCTAAATTAGGTATTATATATCCTTGTAACTCATCCCATATCAATATTGTGCCTTCTGGCAGTTCTTGAGTTAATACACTTTTTTCTGTACTCTTAACTCCATTGTATTCACTTTCTTTATTTATTTCTGTTGTAAAAACCAGATCCTTTAATGTTTGATGTACAGTTTTATCATCTGTATATTCATCAAATTCTGTTTCTTTTGTTACAGTTCTTCCGTAATATTGATGTAATGATGGTTTAATTGTAAATAATTCATTCTTTTCCATTTCCATTTCTCCTTTTAAAATTGGCTTCAGAACCTAGACTCGAACTAAGAACCCAGCAGTCAAAGTGCTGTGTGATACCATTTCACTATTCTGAAATATAAAAGAGGGGTTTCCCCCTCTACTACTATATAGCAGTTTTGATTACATAGATTTCATCTGGTCTTGTGATTAAAGCTCCGAAAGTATATAATCCTTTTAATGCATCAGAGAATGCATCCTGTGGTCTATATGCTTCTACTTTATTGATTTGCTCTGCAAATGCAATAGCTTTAGATGTTCTTAAAATATTGTAGTGAACATCATCTGTGGCTTGTGAACCACTTGATTTTCCTGTTGGTAGTAAGTTTTCAATGCATACATAAGCATTGTTTATTTTTCCTACAGCACCTTTCTTTAATACTTCAGGGTTATTTGTAGATAACTCTGTTAAGGCTTCTCTATATACTGTGAATGGTTTTGGAGCTACTTCTAAATAGAAAGTATCATTTACTTTACAGTTCTTTCCATATAGATAAGCAAATCCATCTTCTACACTTCTTACAGCATTTGCTTTTGTTAATGAGATTACACTTGAACTTTGTCCTAATGGATTTGAACCTGCTTCTACTCCTGTTTTTACTAAAGATGCAACATATTTATCTCCTTCTTCAGCTAATCCTCTAGCAGCCTCTCTTGTTAACTCATCCATTAATCCTGGTACAGATTGTGCTTTATCTACATCATCAACTTCAAAGTCAAAATATTTGAATTGGTCGATTTGTAGTGTCATGCTTCCATCTGTTGCACCTTCTCTTGTTAAAGAGTTTCCTGGTACATAAGTTCTTATTGTAGGTCTTACTACGTTTAATATTTTTACTTCTTTTGCATTTTTAGAATCTTTTTCATATTTAAAATCACAGTGATTTCTTAATGATGTTATTGTTTCTAATGCTTGATTAAATTTTCTACTCCATATTGTTTGTTGGAAATTTGTTATAGCCATTTTTTATTCCTTTCTTTATCGGAGTACCTTTGAATTTACTTCCATTGAAGCATTGATTTTTCGATTGCTTCCATAAGTTTAGGATTTCTCTCTAAATCTTCTTCAGTAAATCGCTTTGCTTCTTCTGGAGTATAATACTCCTTCACTTCTTGGCTTGTACTATTTCTAGCACTACCTGGACTACTTGGTTTTTTAGGTGTTAGTCCATTTACCTTTTGATACATTTCATAAATCTTTGAAATGTCTACTTTATCATTGAATTGCTTACTAAATTCTCTGAACTCTTTTGTTTCTAAAACTTCAGTATCGTATCCTTTAGTTTTTAATTCTTTGATGTTATTTCTTCTTGTAAGCTCTGTTCCTAAAACATAAAGCTCCTCTTCTTCTCTTATAGTCCTTTTATCTCTAGGAATGTTAGCGATTCTATTAGCTTCTGCTTCCATTTCTTCATAACTTGAATTGATAAAATCATTAGCTCTAGCCTGTCCTAATATTTTTTCGTCATCTTCACTATAAGTGTTAAATTCAGGAATATTTAATCCATTCCCTTTGTAAAAATCGGCGGTTTCTTTTATAGCTTCATCTAAACTATTTGTTCCTGTTCCTGCCTTTACGATATCTTCCAGATATTTATATTTGCGAAATTCTTCTTTGTTTTTATTCTCCCTTGCTCGTCTATCGCGAATAAGTCTTTCTTGGACTTTTTCTTCAAAAAGCTTGTTAGCTCTTTCTTCGATTTCTTTCTCAATATCGTCTGATTGAGTTTCTTCGGTTTCTATATCTTTACTAGTATCGATATTTACTTCCTCTAACTCTTCTACTTCTTCTGATGTTTCGGGTACATCAGATGTTATGATTTCATCTTCCATAACTAAACCTCCCCGTTTTAAGTCCGTCGACTATTGATTCCTTGCATCTTTTATTGTCTTACGCACGTTCTGGACATATAAAAAAGAGAGTTATTCACTCTCTTCATCAACTGGTTCTTCTTGTGTGGTTTCATATCCACACTTTTTACATTGCAATTTCATTTGGTTGTTCTTGACTTCCTTGACTGATAGTTCTATCAATTGGCATTGAGGACACATCATTTTGTCCACCTCCCCCTTGCAATTCCATTACCTGATTCATTGCACTATTTAATCTATTTGCTTCCATTTGCATTTCCATTAATTTTTGTGCATTTTCCTTTCTCTGTGTTGCTATTTTTTCTAATGTTGCTTTTGGCATTACTGCATCTGCAGGAAGACTCTCTACATATTCATCAAATGTTATCTTATCTTTCATGAACAAATTCTCTAAACTTAATTCTTGTGCATATCTGTCATAACTTCCTCTTGGAGTAATATCTACTTTAATATATGGTTCTAATGCCTGCAATGTTTCGTATGGAATAATTCCTGGTTCTTGTACTATATTTCCTTCACTATCTTTTTGCTCATACATTATATTCATGCCTTTTACTTCATAGGCTTTCCACATATCAAACCATATTCTTGCAATATCCTCTACAAATGTCTTATAGTTTTCTACTTGCTCACTTAATGGTTGTTGATTTGCTTGTTGTACTGCTAAAATAGCTCTTCCTGATGCTTGTGTTGGATCTACATTTCCTGTTGCTACATCTCCTGCTCCTTCTAAGTCTCTAGTGTTGTTTTTCATTTCTTCTGATAAATTTCTTGCATCTGGACTCATTGATTCTGGATGGATATATCCTATTGCTTTTCTTACATCATCTACTGTAACTCCACCTTTAATTTCTATTGCTCCACCTACTGTATTTAATGCTTTTGGATTTACAACTAACTCAGAATTATAAACTAGTTTTTGGAATGCTCCTATCTTAACTGCTACTGCTCTTCTTGCATCTATTTTGTTTATTTCAATTTGGTTAGGTATAACACAGTTTACTGCTCCTATTCCTCTTGCACTACCTTTCTTTTCTTCCCATACAAAGTGTGCTACTGGATATAAGCTCATATTTGTTTCTTTATCTTTTTCTAGCTCTACATTTTTTGTTGCTCTTGTATAATAAACTTTACCATCTGCTTTTTTATAATATTTAAGTAATACTAAACACATCTCGTTTACTTCATCACTTAAAGACCTGTAACCTGCTTGTTCTAGCGTTTCTCCATCTGATGTTATTAATTCTATCTTTTCTACACTTACACCTCTATCCTTAGCCATCTTACGCACTAGATTTACTGGTAATCTATATGTAATTATTATATAAGGCTGTGCCTGTATGTTAGAATCATTTTCATTTCCATAACACACATTATTCTTATCTATTAACTCGGTAACAATCTCATCATCAAAATAGTTATGAACTATACCTTCTGAATTGATGCAAGCATCTTTTGAGGCTTCCCTTACCTTCTGATCTGTTTTTTGTAATTCCCATACTTTTGCTGTATGGCTATTTAACAACTTACATATCTCTTCTAATCTTTCCCCTTCTTCTACAGTATCATAAACGTTTGGATGGAAAACTATTTCATAATGGTTTTGTGTTATTACTCCTAACTTATATTTAACAATAGGTTTTATAATATTAAATACAATAGGTTGTATATCTCCTAGTTTAGCTCCGTTCCATTGGTTTCCATGATAAAAGTTATAATTCATTTCTGTTTCTTCATAAAGATTATGTGTTCTGTTATACATCTTGCCTTTTTCATAATCTCTCCATACATCTGTTACGTTTTCATCATAATCCTGTTTCAACATTCTTCAACTCCTTTTGTCCCTTTGAAGTCCCATCATAATTATTGATGTTATCCAAAATTGTATTAAGTTCTTCTAATTGCTCTTTAGCTTCTTTTTCGATTTCTCTTGCTTGTTTTTTTTCTTTTATAACTGCTATAGGGTTCTTTTTTGATGGTTGTCCTAACCTATAACCAACAAAAAAGCCGTATGCTCAAACATACGACTGGTAATATACTATTCAACACTTTTCTTTTTCCTTCCTCTCTTTTTTGGTTCTACCTTTACTTCTAATTTTGGTTCTTCTATCAAATCTTTAAAAACTTCCACTAAAACTTCAGGCTTTTCTTCTTCTGCATATCTTTCTCTAAATACTTTCTTTTTCATTCTCTGCTCCTTTCAATAATTCCATATAATCTTTATCACTATTCTTTGGTGTATAGTTTACTTTTGGAATCTTGTTATATATTTTATCCACATCTAAATTAGACATATCTAATTTTAATTTATAGGCTTCTTTACTGGTTATTCCTACTTCTTTATATACAGGTAAATCTGTTACAATTACAGGTACTTTTAACTTTAAGCACTCTTGCACAAATAGGCAATAACTTTCATCAGTTGAAAGTTGTACTCCGATAATCTGCTTGTGCAATATAATCACTCATGTTATATCTAGGCTGCATTAGTATAATATTCTTGCTTACTTTCTCTGGTGGTCTATCTGTAAATATATGCCATATATACGGAATACCTTTTCTGTCTAGTTCTTCTGCTAGTTTTTGTATTCTTTCTTCGCCTTTCTCTTGTGTTAGTCTTGTTGCACTTATTAACTTTAATAATTTTCGTGGTTTGTCTATTTCTGTTGGTGTATATAATGTGAATACTTCTTGTTCAGTAAGTTTTTGAAGGCAATCTCTTGCTACGTTTGATACTGCATATACTTTATCCATATCAGGAAATTTCTCAAATCCATATTCATATATCTTACCATAATTAGCATGGACTAATAAGTATTTTTCTTTTGCGTTTTCATATAAATCAGGCTCAACAGTTTGTGCCATTGTAAATATTATCTTATTGCATTTAATAGGTTGCCCTGTATATTGTATTGTCTTTATATAAGGTTCTAATCTTTTTATTTGTTCTAAATCTGCACTGTAATATAATAATGTTATTTGCCCTATATTATATTTCTTCGCTATATAATATAACCACGTTTCAATTCCTCCTATCTTTTCAAGGAACTTTGTATATATTACTACATCTAATTCTGTTGCTTGATTATTCCTTTCTCTTAATACTCGTTTCTTCATTAAAATACCTCTATTCTACTTCCTATGTCATCTTTAACTTCTTCTTCAAATCCAAATTCTATTTCTATTGCTCTTTGTATTTGTTCTGCTGTTGGTTTATTTACTCTCATACTCTCTTGTGGTCGTATGTAATAAGCTATTGCAAGTGCCATAACTAAATCATCATGACTTCCTTGTTGTGCTTCTGGTCTACCTTTTTCATTTCTTACAAACACTAGCATTTCTTCTAATGTTTCTTTATCATTTATTAATTCTATATGATCGTTTACTATTTCCTGTAATAATGATAATATCAAAGGTCTGGTTATTTTATCAGTTTTAAAGCCATATCGTTTCTCATGTTTGCCTGTAAATGTATCTTCTCTATCCCTTACAAATTGTTTTGGATATCCATACTCCTCTAATTTTTTAATAGGGTATGTATCGAAATTAGCTTCAATTCCTATTAAAGCTTTATTGTAATACATTCCTAAACAATATATTTGCCTTGTATATTCATCAGCATCAAACTGTTTTTTTAATTTTGCTACTTGCTTTCCTGTTGTATTATCTAATACATGTGCTGTAAAATAATCACTACCTTCTCCTGCAGTATCTCCTGATATTACGTATGGATATTCTTTTCGCGGTAATTCATAAATATCTATATATCCATTTTCATCTTCTTGGAAATGAATATTTGTTATTTTATTATTTTTAAATTCATAAGAAAAAGAACCTTTGAAACGAGGTTCTTTAATTTCTTTTAATCTTTGACTTAT